TCAGGTTAACTTTATCTACGATAGAGATAATACTGGATATTATGTAGATGCCGCATCAACATCTAATTTTAACACAATTAGAACCGCAACTATAAACTCCAATTACTATACGAGAAGTGGACATAATGTTGGACATTTGGTTGGTTCATACAATAGTGTTGGCGAAAACTCAACTCGTTCGAATCCAATATACACTATTGGTTCATCGTATAATCCTGCGGTTGATTCACTATCAAATATGTATGGTATTGGTTACACATATGCAAGTGCTGGTTTCATCGGATTTACTGGTGAAAATGGATGGGGTATGTATGTAGCAGCTGATGGTGATGCGAGAGTTTGGTTAGATGGTAGTAATGGTAATATATCATCTAAAGGAAGTGTGTATGGTGATAGATTCTATGATTACAATAACACCGGTTATTATCTACGGCCAGATAGTACATCATTATTGGCAAGAATGCAAATTAATGATTACATCTACCATAGAGGTGATACCAACACATATATGCAGTTCCACGGGGGTGACCAATGGAGAGTTGTAACTGGTGGTTCTGAAAGATTAGAGGTTAACAATTCTCAAATCTATATGACTCGGGAATTGAGAGTAACGCAGGATGTTATCGCATTCTACTCCGATGAAAGGTTGAAGAAAAAGACTGGTGTAATTGAAAACGCATTAGATAAGATTTCTAAATTAGATGCTTTCTATTATGTAAATAATGAGTTAGCAAAATCGGTTGGATATGAAGATGAAAATCAACAAATAGGTTTATCAGCTCAGCAAGTGAAAGAAGTATTACCTGAGGTTGTTCATTCAGCACCATTTGATACTGATTTCGATGAGGATGGTAATATGTTCTCTACATCTGGTGAAGATTACTTAACTCTTAAATACGATAGATTAGTACCATTATTAGTAGAAGGTATTAAGGAACAAACTGAAATTGTTAAATCTCAACAAAAAGAGATTGATGAATTGAAGGAAATGGTAAAACTTTTACTAAATAAGTAAGAAAATTACATATGAATATAACCATTTTTATCTTTTGGGTAATTTGGTTATATTTATATGTGTATTTGGTATAAAATCAAAATAAACTTATTGGAGAAATAAATAATATGGCAGAAAGAATTGTATCACCTGGAGTATTTACGAGAGAAAACGATTTATCGTTCTTGGCTCAAGGTATCGGAGAAATCGGAGCAGCATTTGTAGGACCTTTTAAACAAGGACCAGCATTTGTTCCCACAGTAATAAGAACTCAATCTGAGTTTGAGGATAAATTTGGTAAACCTGATGGAACTTACTATACAGAATATGCAGTACAAAACTATCTTAGAGAAGCTGGTACTGTAACAGTTGTAAGAGTAATGAGTGAAGGTGGATATACACAAACAACACCTATTGGATTAGTTGCAGATGGAAAACTAATTTCAACTATTCATTCAACCAATGCTGGTGATGAAGAAGTTGGGTTTGGTGTATTTGGTGTAAATAGTGGAACTGCATCTGGTTCATTTGTGGTAAGTGGTAGTGGTATCGGTGAGGTATCATCATCTTTATTACCATCAGCAACTAATGATGTTAGTGATGTATTTGGTGAATCACCATTTGGTTCAAAAGATGGGTATGTATATTCTTACTTTGAAAATGTTGCAACATCAGCTGATTATTCTGGTGGTGTTTCTAAAGTAGAATTACCATCTCAAGTATTCTTAGGAGCTTCAGTAGCATCTACACCATTTGTTAAATCACAATTGATTTCTGGTGAAAGAAGTGAATTATTTAGATTCCATACTTTAGGACATGGTACTAATGAAAATAAAAGATTTAAAGTTTCTATCTCAAATGTAAAAGCAGCTGGTGAAGATGGTGGAACTGATTACTCATCGTTCTCAGTAACTATCAGAGGTTTTGCTGATACTGATAAGAGAAAAGTTGTTTTAGAAACATATAATAATGTAAACTTAGACCCTGCATCTCCTAATTTTATCGCAAGAAGAATTGGTGATATGTATAGAACTATTGATTCTAATGGTAAAGTTACTGATAATGGTGATTGGTTAAACAACTCTAAATATATAAGAGTAGAAGTTAAAGCAGAAGGTTCATACCCTGTTTCAGCTGCACCTTTTGGACATGGAGCATACCAAAACCCAATTCACGCTACGGTTGCAACTATTGTACCTGCCGCTGTTTATCAAACAAACTCATCAGATAATACTGCTGGTTCATCAGCAAAATATGCTGGTTTAGATTTTGAAACCATTGGTGTAAAGGGTGATAATCATCAATACTTAAACGCAATTCCTGAAAATGCTGGAGTTGGTAACAACGTAGATTTCGGATTTGATTCTCAACTATCTTATGTAATGAGTGGTTCAGATTCTTCTGATATGGTTAAGAGACAGTTTACTTTAGGATTCCAAAGTGGTTTTGATGGAAAATCTCCATCTATTCCAAATAACTTAGGAGTTGATATAAATGGTTCAAACACACAAGGATTTAATTGTTCAACTTCAGTAGCAGCTGGTTCAGTTGCATATATCAAAGCATTGAACGCAATTTCTAATGTTGATGAATATGATATTAATATGTTGGTAACTCCAGGTATTATTAGAAAATTCCATCCATCTGTAACTTCAAAAGCTATTGATGTTGTTGAAGCTCGTTCGGATGCATTTTATATCGCTGATTTCAATGGAGTTAGTGATACTATTAGTGAAGCAACTACTCAATCAACCGCAGTAGATACAAACTACGCAGCTTCTTATTACCCTTGGGTTAAGACAGTTGATACTAATACTAACAAACTAATCTCAGTTCCACCATCAGTATTGATGCCAGCTGTATTTGCAGCAAACGATAACATTGGAGCTGAATGGTTCGCACCTGCTGGTTTGAATAGAGGTGGTATTGTAGGAGCAGTTAGTGTATTGAATAGATTAACACATTCTGAAAGAGATACTTTATATGAAAACAAAGTAAATCCAATCGCTTCTTTCCCTGGGCAAGGTATTGTAGCATTTGGACAGAAAACGTTGCAAGATAAAGCATCAGCATTGGATAGAATCAACGTAAGAAGATTACTAATCACTGTTAAGAAATTTGTAGCATCTACATCTAGATTCTTAGTATTTGAACAAAATACTGCTCAGACAAGAGGTAGATTTATAAACACTGTACAACCTTACTTAGAAGGAATACAACAAAGACAAGGATTGTACGCATTTAAAGTAGTAATGGATGAATCTAACAACACACCTGATGTTGTTGATAGAAACATACTTGCTGGACAAATATTCTTACAACCGGCTAAGACCGCTGAATTCATTGTAATTGATTTCAACATCTTACCAACTGGAGCAGCTTTTTCAGCATAAACTAAAAATAATAATAACTAATATTTATTAGTATAAAAGGAGAAAAAATAAAAAAATGGCAGAAGTATTAGAATTTAACGAAATGATGTTCACCAACTTCGAACCGAAGATGAAGAACAGGTTTATAATGGAGATTGATGGTATTCAATCTTACCTTATAAAAACTGCGGCTAGACCTTCAATTAATTTCGAAACTGTGAAGTTAGACCACATTAACACTTATCGTAAATTACAAGGTAAGGGTGAGTGGCAAGATATAACAATCTCATTATATGACCCAATTGTACCATCAGGTGCACAACAGGTAATGGAATGGGTACGTTTAGGATATGAATCTTTAACTGGTAGAAAAGGTTACGCTGATTTCTACAAAAAGGATATTGATTTTTATATGTTAGGTCCTGTTGGAGATAAAATCGAACAATGGAAGTTAAAAGGCGCATTTATTGCATCGGCTAACTTTAATGATTTAGATTTCTCTTCTAATGATGCCGCTGATATCGAATTAACGTTATCTTATGATTACGCTATATTAGAATTCTAAAAATACAATAAATATTTTAATAATAGAAAAGGTTCTCTTAGTGAGAACCTTTTTTTTTACTCTTTTTTAAGTTTTATATATTTATATACGAACAAATAAAGGTTTATTATGGCAAAGCACGAATTTCCAACTGAAGTAATTAGTTTACCATCTGAAGGTAAATGTTATCCCAAAGAAAATCCACTTTCTTCCGGTCAAATTGAAATAAAATATATGACAGCTAGGGAAGAGGAGATACTGACATCTCAAAACTTAATAAAAAAAGGTGTAGTTTTAGATAAATTATTTGAAGCTATTATAGTAGATAAGAATGTAAATCCAGATGATATTGTATTGGGTGATAAAAACGCTATTATGTTAGCAACTAGATTACTTGGGTATGGTAAAGAATATATAGTTGAAATGTTAGATTCTGAAGAGAACAAACATAAAGTTGTAGTTGATTTATCTTCTGTAAAAACTAAAGAAGTTGATTTAAGTACATTAAATCCAGAAAACACATATAACTTTACAACACCAATGGGTAAAAATTTAATTGAATTTAAATATTTGACACATGGTGATGAAAAGAGTATTGATGTAGATGTTAAGGCATTAAAGAAATTTAATAAGAGTGGTACTTCATCAGAACTAACAACTAGATATAGATATATGATTAAATCGGTAGATGGCGAATCCGATACTAAATCAGTTGTAGATTTTATTAACAATAGGTTCTTAGCTAGAGATACAAGAGCATTTAGAAACTTCGTAAAGGAGAATCAACCTGATATGGATATGAACTTTACATATACAGACCCAATAACGGGAGAAGAGGAGGTACGCTCGATTCCTATGGGCGTAGGGTTTTTTTGGCCTTCCGAATAACTACTCTAAAATCTTACACACACAAATTTTTGAATTATGTTACTATGGTAATGGATTCATTCAATCGGATGTGTATAGATTACCGGTTCACCTTAGAAATTTCTATTATCAGCAATTAGCTGATGCTAAGAAAAAGGAGAAAGAATCTCAAGAGAAATCACAAAGACAATCAAAAGTGAAGGTTAGGAAATAATCTTCACTTTTTTTATATCTAATATTTATAAGAGGATAAATAAGAATACTTATGAAACTTACAAAAGAGGACAAAAATCTTTTTAATGAGATTAAATCTAGGCATAATTTGAAAGAAGGAATACTTTCTATGCTATTTAAGAAAAAATTATCAAAGGCATTAAAGGGTGATAAAACCATTAAACAAGCGTTAGAAGATGGTGATAAAGCATTGGCTGATTTAAAGAAAAATATAGATAAGCTGGAGGCTAAAGGATATAATATCCCACAATCTCTAAAAAAATACATATAATAGATGCAAAACGCGGACGAGTTAAGAGAAATACAACAACTTACTAATTCTATTAGTAAAGTTATGTCAGATATGGCTGCAGCTTCCGATAAGCGCAACAAATCTCTTGAACGTGAAGTATCTATGACAAAATCCATACTAGCTGATATTCAATCATCGGAAGAAATTGAAAAGGGTTTGGAAAAATTAGAAAGAGGTAGAGCTCGTATTCTTAAAACAAATTATGGTGTAAATCAAAAAATGAAAAGTGATTTACTCACAGCAAATAAAATAGCACAAGACGGTCTTAAAGTAGAACAAAAAAAGTTTGAAATATTAAGTCGTGTATCAAAAATAACCAACTCTGTAGCAGATGGTATTAGTAATGGTATTGATAATTTAAAATCAGAAATAGAACAAATACCCATATTAGGCAAGTTCTTCAGTAAATTGATACCAAGTGATATGCTAAACGCTCAGATTGATAAAATGTCTGCTGGATTTACCAGAGGATTTAGTATAATGTTTAAACGTGGATTAAGTCAAAAAAAAGGATTTATGGCTTCATTCTCTGGTGGTATGAAAGCTGGATTTGGACAAGTATCAAAAGCATTAGGACCTTTATTAGCAAATCCAATAGGATTGGCTGTTGCTGCTATTGCTTTAATTGCTGGTGCTGGTTTACTTGCATTTTATAAAGTATCAAAAGCAGCAAAGGATTTTAGAAATGAAACTGGTTTATTAAACTCACAAACTGGAGATTTGGAATCCAAATTCGCTAATGTAACCACATCCGTAGCCAAAATGGGTGGTAGCATAGGAGATGTTTCATCAGCTGCATCAACATTTTCAAATCAAATGAAAGGTACATCTGAGGCCTCTGAAGCTGTTTTAACCTCTATGGTTGCTATGGAAAAGAGTTTTGGTGT